TTATTCTAAGTCCAGTTCCTCTAAAGGGATATCATTCCGCAAAATGGAAAAAGGGCCTCGCCTTTCATTCCCCCGGTTTTGGCCTCCGGGTAGCACCTACTCTTACTAAATAGGCTTTTAAGCACGTCTGCCTCCTTAGTCGAGACCCATCGCCTTCCGCCAGCATGCTCCGCAGAGCATCCAGCCAAAGAAGGACGAATACGTAGACTCGTTGGAGCAATCAGTGCACTGCATTTTGAGCGTGTTCTTGTCTTGTTTGCTTAGAAGTCGCTCGATGCTGTTTCTCTTGCTTAATTTTATAAAATCCGTTTTGCGTTCATGAGTTTACAATGAAAACACACAAACAAACAAATGAGCGAGACTGAATTTGCCAAGAATCACCTTCGAGAGCACCTAAGCGGCCTTCTCGTCCCCCCTGTTTCTGAAGGTTTCTGGAGCATATATGATTCATCAAAAAAGCTATGCGAAAGCAACGGTCAAATGGACCAAGTTCTTCGTACATTTCAAAATATGCTCACGCGAATCCCCGAATGGTCAGATGCTACGCTATCAACTGAAGTTGAGCGTATTGTAAAAGTTTCCAAATGTACATATTTAGATGACCTTCTTATGGGAGTGTTTATTTCGTACATGAAGTCATTTGCATCGCTTCACTATCGCGGTTCATCATCTCAGATCAAAATTGAGTTTGAGCGCCCTAATTTTGCCAAGTTTGTCCATGAGCTTTATAAGCATTCGGCTCGTAAGATTTGGCAGGTCGCTTATCTATTTAAGACGGTTGGTGTAGCGGCCGAGCAGCAGGCTCGTAATCGTCAGGATGTAGAGAAACTTATTGGAGACTGTATGGAACAAGTGATCCGTACGTTCCTTCCGTGGGAGCAGATCGCAAAGAATTACTTTGTAGATACGCCTGCCGAGATACCTTCACAGCCTCCTGCGGCGTCGAAGTCGGTCATGTTTGAAGATGTTCAGGATGATGATTCTTCAGACGAGGAAGAAGAGGAAGAAGACCGTCCTAAAATGAAAGTTTCTGATGAAGTCTTGTCAATTGAAATAGAAGAGCTTGATAAGCCCAAAGAAGAACCTAAAGTTGTAACTATCGAACCCGAAGTCGATCCTTTAAAAGAAATTGAATCAAAGGTTGGTGAGTCGCTCGTTCTAAATATGTAAGTTTTCACTGTAAACGAACACAAATGATGCTAGTTATAAGTTCACTTGCAGTTGCTCTAGTTGTTTTTATACTATACGCACTTGAACGTAAATCTAAAGATAAGCCAATTGACTGGATTGATGCGGGAAAGCTTACATTAGTTGGTGGTCTTCTAACGTCAGGTATTGTTTTTGCAACGACATCTGATGTAGTAAATACTGTAGCTGAAACGGTAACAAATGTTGAAATCCCTTCTGTTCAAGATATGTTTGTAGGTGTTCCTACTTTTTAATCAATGGTGAGAATATCGCCAAGTCCTACAGGACTTTCAACACCATAAATAGACTTTAAGTGCTCAATCTCCTTACGCGGAACAGCACTATCTCTCGAGTATCGTGCTATTGCTTTATATAAATGAAATCCGTGATAACGATCATGATGAGGATCTTTCTTTCCAAACATAATGGAAGATCCGTTATCCTGTTTTAGCCAGCGTATAAGAAAATTAAACAGTGTATTCATTTTGTAGTCATCGTGATCAGGACCTTCTGGAAAGAGATCCCAGAAGATTGATGTAGCAAGACGAACGAGATCAAATGAAGGATTCGGCTTTACACTGGCAAATTTATTATTATAAAAAGGTTCTGAGTTATACTGACCACCAGCTTCTTCGTTAACCGAAAAATGATCACTCATAAACGTCTTAGATTCTTTCATTCCAGCTAGACGGATTGAAGTTACACCACGCTCAAAATCAATGATCTTAATTAGGTAACCAAACGTAGGGACTTTATAATAAGAACCATTACAATTATAATATAAAAATTCTTGAGAAGTTGTAACGTACATCACATTATTTGAATGAAGATCATTGTGTGTCATTCCAAAATTTCGCTGAGCAAATGCAAGGGCAAACATAACTTGAGAAATCCATGCAAGATGTTTCTCAGTTTCCGTATTTTCAGTCATAAGCTTGTAGAGAGTTCCGTCGCATTTTTCCATGACAGTAGTTTGAACGGGGACATTTGCAAATGAAGCCCATGCAAAAGCTTCATCTGATTCGGTATCTTCGTTAACAGAACCATCTTCGTCATCATCACAATCGCACGAGGACACTTTAAATATGTAAGATGTTGAAACTGAAGATGAATCGCTCTCATCATCATCTTCTTCAGATCCTTCAAGTAACTGTTGTATCTCAGCTACTTCAGTGTCGCTAACATGATCAGCATCCAAATCCTCAACGCCTTCAAGCGTAGTAGCCTCGCCAAGATTTAAATGAGGACGCGATGTGCGTGTGTGTTGAAACTCAATAGCATCGCGAACATGATCAGCAAGTTTTAGATCAAATGTCTTACCGATATTTGCACTAAACCACGAGCGTTCACTTAGCTCCTCATAATCGTCAGAAATATCAATTGTGTGATTCTTTGAAAGTCCACTAAATACACCATACACTTTTGGAAAATGCTGGCACTTGGATTGTGATAGTATTGAAGATATTATACTTCCAACATAAGCAGCATTATGATGGGACTGTATCTTTGAAGATACTTCTGTTGATTGACCACTAGATGATGGAAGACCAATCGTTGAACCATATTCTCCCTGCATCCACTTGAAAGGACTTAAAATCATAGTCGTTTTGCAATGGACCGCTCGCTTTTCAAATTTTGATGTACGAATTGAATCCGAAGATAAAATTGAAGAAATTTCTTCATCAAATCGTATACCATAATCTCCTACTATTTCGAGATCATTCGTCTTAAATAGAACTTCAAGAGATGGAAAAAATGGCTGAATAGAATCAATATTCCAATGAGCTAGAGCACTTGATCGTATATTAGAAAGCGTCCACTTATGAAGAGAAAGAGGAATTGAGGAAGCCTTTAGTTCTGTCTGCTTTCGCTTCAGCATATTATTACTTCGTGTACAAACCAAAAGCAAAATCTTCACGCAGTATAGTTAATATGAACTTTAACATTAAAAAGTTCAATATCGAAATGCTTAAAGACCGATGTGAAATCGATTCTCGAAAATCTCCAATGATTGTTATTATTGGAAAAAAGGATACTGGTAAATCTTTCTTGGTTCGCGATATTCTCTACAATACACAGGATGCATTTCCAATCGGAACTGTTATTTCGGGAACTGAGGTCGCCAATGAGTTTTTTCAACACATGGTTCCTTCTAAATTCATTCATGATAAATACAAGCCTGAAATTGTAATGAATATGATCAAACGTCAGCTAACTGTAAAGACAGCTCGAAATCAAGATAAAGGACGTGGCGGTTCATCTTCAATCGATCCTCGCGCATTTCTAATTTTAGATGACTGTCTTTACGATGCTACATGGATTAAAGAAGAATCTACTCGTTACGTATTCATGAACGGTCGTCATATCGATTTAATGACAATTATTACCATGCAATATCCTCTTGGTATTACTCCCAACTTGCGTACAAACGTAGACTTTGTATTCATTCTACGTGAAAGTATAGTAAATAACCGCAGACGTATTTATGACAACTATGCAGGTATGTTTCCTACATTTGACATGTTTTGTCAATTTATGGACCAATGTACAGAAAATTTTGAAGGACTTGTAATCTGCAACGGAGTTCAGTCGAACCGCCTTGAAGATCAAGTATTTTGGTATAAAGCAAGTGATCACCCTCCATTTAAAATGTGCGATGATTCGTTATGGGCAGATAATAAACCGTTCTCTTCAACCATGTTGGCATCCGACGAGTATAACTCAGAAACAATGAAAACAAGCAAAAAGAATTCGGGCCCATGGGTACACGTTAAAAAAACTAGTTGATCTAAACAGTAACCTTCAGCGTAGTGAAGAATGCTGTTTTGATATCCAAACAAATAATACAAAATTTACAAATCGCGAATTGCTCCTTCCGTCGGGTGAACCGGGCGAGAAATTGCATCCGATAGCTCATCGGTTTCTACGAGACCAGCATCCTTCTTAGCATCAGCAAGGGCCTTCTTGCGGCGCTCATCGTTCTCCTTCTTCTGCTTCTCAATCTTTTGAGTCTTCTCCTCCTCGAAGAAAATTTCACGATTTACTTCGTTCTCTTTGTACTTGCGCATCATCTCATTGAGTTCCTGCTCGGCGTATTCAACTTCAGGCATGAGGTGCTCAGACGGATCCCACGGTAGCCAGCAACCAACCTTACCAACGTAGAGACTGTCCTTGGGGTAACGACGCTGTAGAACCTTAGCATACTGCTGGCACTCCTCAAGATTTGCAAACGTACGACGAACCTTAACACCACGAACATTGGTGCGGAATTCAACCTTCTCAGTAAACTCGGTCTCAAGATCCTTCTCGTGCTTTAGCAGGAAAACCTGGTACTGCTCATGAACATCTGTCTGTTTTACCTCGGCATTGTGAACCTTAGTAAACTCGGCCATGTCGTTAAATAGATCCTCAATTTTTAGAGAGTACTTCTTTGCGATAAAAGCCATAAGGTGCTCCATACCCTTCACTTTCCAATCATAGTCCATAAACTCGACAAACTTTTCGTTAAAGAATTCAGCCTTCTGCTTAATAACTTTCTCAGGACTGAGGAAAGAAATTACACAATAGCGCTGCGTCGGGATTTCAGGATCTTCGTCGAGATAATCGATCGTAGATCCGTCATCTTCCTTCTTAGGGAATGACTCGACTGGCATTTCTTTATATTAGACAACCAACTATGAAAATACTTTTTTAACGACGACGTCTACGACGACCACCTTCCTCACTCTTTACGAACGGATTGGGACCACGATCAGGGCGGGGACCCTGCTGGGGTCCACTGTTTCCGGGTAAAAATTGACGTTTTGCTTGATCAGGTACATTAGGAAGATTTGGCCTGACTCTGCGAGCTAATATATCAGAACATTGAAACTGAATAATGTAAAACATACGTACAATAAAATTAATTGTACCAATTCCGTAAATCCAGCCGTATGACGCAGCTTGATCTTTCTCGCTAGAAGCATCTGCAATTGAGACAATATAGACACCTAAGAAAATATCAGCACATAGTCCACCGATAATTAGAAATCCAGCTAAAAGATTAAAATAATCGGTGTGCTTTTCGAAACGCACTTGTAGAAGATAGTATAATAAATAAATAGTTACACATGCATTAAGAGCTGAAGATGATATTAAAAATCCTATATCTATATCACCGGTAGATGCATCTTCTCTGTATCTCTGATCTCCACGTGCCGTACCGTATATCTGCATAATATATGCTCCTATTGCCGCTAGAACGACGAATACAGTAAGTCCTGTCTGTACGACACTCATTTGTTATTAGCGCGAACTTTTATATTTGGAACACATTTGCCAATTCCGACCGTCTGTTGCATCATAATTGGAGCTTTACATCCGGTACATGGGCATTTTTTATGTTCATGTCCCAGAATATGTCCGACCTCATGCGATACCATATATTGTCTATAATTTTCAACACCTTGGCCACTTTTTATTGATCCTCGAAACCAACGATCTGCGTTTAAATACATATTGCGACCTCCAAGTTCAGCACATGATAAGTTTCCAGGTAATCCACATAATTTTGTAACTGTTCGTGGTGATGAAAGACGAATTAGAATATCTTGACCTTCATTCACGGGTTCAAAAAAATATCCATCTTTAGCCCAACCGTCAGGATCATTCAAATACGCTGTAATGGCAAGAGATATTTGATCGGAATTACGAATAAAATACTTTTTACTCACATCCTCGTCTATAATTACGCGAAATGTTTTTCGCATATCTACTCTAAACGAATATTTTCTCTCGTAAACTCTATAAAATGCCTGAACAGAAACAAGCTCAGGGAATGGGTATTGATTTTGGCGATCTTGTGAGTCGTGCGGTAAAGTATCTTCTAGAGGGTCTTGCGGTTGCTATTGCCGCCTTCATGTTACCCGGTAAAGTTATGAAGCTTTCTGAAATTGGCATGATTGCGCTCGTAGCAGTAGCCACGTTTGCTATTCTTGACGTATATGCACCTAGCGTAGGTGCGTCTGCTCGTACTGGTTCGGGTTTTGGAATTGGTGCTCATCTAGTTGGATTCCCTTAAGCATTTTCTATAAGTATCCTTAATAATTAAATAATGCTCAAACAAAAAATACCAAAGGCATTGAGAGAACAAGTTTGGATTGTCCAT